ACAAAATAAACGTGTATTAAAAAATGATTATTCACAATTGACAAGTTGTGAGTTAGAAGAATCTGAATATATAATAACAAATCCACCTTGGGATAGGAAAATGCTTCATCCGATGATTGAACATTTTACAAAATTTAAACCAACATGGCTACTTTTTGATGCAGATTGGATGCATACCAAACAGAGTCATGAGTATATGCCCTTATGCAATAAGATCGTAAGTGTCGGCCGAATTAAGTGGTTTGGTAATATGACAGGCAAAGATAATTGTGCTTGGTATTTGTTTGGTAAAGAATCGTCATCTACAGAATTTGTTGGGAGAACCTAATGGTACAGAGAATTGAAAATGCAATACCGCCGATGATTTTAGAATATCTAAGGACGCAAGTACAGAATGAACAACGTTGGAGTTTTAGCTATCCCAAGGGTACATCTTTTGAGAAAAAACATCCTAAACTAACCATATATGATGGAAGTAGTATTCCAGAGGCAAAGTTCCTTGAGGGTATCTCACACATGGTTTTATTGATGATCTACAATAAGATGCTTAAAGACGGTAATGATTTCTTTAAACCTTCAATGTTCTGGTGTGGTGCAGCAATAAAAGATAAATATAGAAAAGATAATATTCATACAGACCATACGGATGATATACCAAAAGATACGAAGGTAGTTAAACTTTTAGGTCTACTTCATGCAGAATGGCCCTATGATAACGGTGGACATTTTTATCATGGGGGTAAAGAACATATATTGTCGCCTGGAACTTTCCTCTGTTTTGATCCACTTGTAGAACATAGAGCAACAGATATTTACACCGACACTAAACGAATAGCTCTTGACTTCACTGTATTTGCGTGATAGTAAATGTGGTAAAAATGTCACACTTTACCCAAAAAACCAATAAAATGTCATAGAACGCCATTTTCTTATTGACTATGTTACTTTAGTATGTTATACTATGTATACAATGAGAGTTAACAAAGAGAAAGAATTGATTATGAATATGACAAAAAAAGAATTTATGAATACTTTATGGTCTGCTGAAGGCGAGTTAATGGTTATGCCATCCAAGTCTGTTGGTAAGATTGAAAGTGTTCGTACTATGTTAGGAACTGATCTAGAAGTGATGGTTAAAATCTCTGGTCTTGACGGTTTCTCCCTATTTAGTGCTGAGAAATTATTTGATGATCTTAATGGTGATTTAGTTCTAGCTGAGTGAAGATTCTTCTTGCCAAACCATATTATGTATGTTATACTTAGTAATAATCAGAGAAAGAAGTTATTATGAAAAACAAATCGACAATTGCTCGTTTACTTGCTGAAGAAGATATCTTTGTTGTAAACAAAGTAATGGATACTGCTTACTTCAATATCAAGACCCGTGAACTAGGTCTTCCAATTTGGAAAGATGAAATTTCCGATGATGAAGTAGAGTTGATGACATGCCATGAAATTGGCCATGCTCTCTGGACTTCAATGGATATGATGAATAAATCAATTGATCGTAAATTGAATCACTCTTTTGTGAATATCCTTGAAGATGCTCGTATTGAGAAGTTTGTACAAAGTAAATATCCTGGCTCTGTTAATCTTTTTAAGAAAGGTTATAAAGCTCTTGCTGCCCGTGATTTTTTCGGAATTGGTGATGATGATGTTAATAACCTAAACTTAATTGATCGTATCAATTTATATTTCAAGATGATGCCTGGTGTTAAGTTTTCTGAGAAAGAAGATGTCTTTGTTAATCGTGCTACTAACCTTCAAACTGAAGACGAGGTTCTTAATCTTGCTGAAGACCTTTATGCTTTCATGAAAGAAGAAATGGAAGAAGAAGAAAACAAAGACGCAACGACTGATGGAAATAATTCTGGTGAAGAAGGTAAAAATGAAAATGATTCTAGTGGTAATGGTAATTCTAACGATGACAATGTTAATGATTCCAATGATGGTAATGAAGCCGGTTCTGATAAAAGTGGTGAAGTAAATGATGGACAAGATATTTGTAATACTGATGGCAACAGTGATAACAACAGTGGTTCTACTGATCCTATGGGCCCCATTTCTGATGAAGAACGTATAGAATCAAAGACTGATAATGCTCTAAATGAGGGTCTTAAATCTCTTGCTGATAAAAATGCTGTAGAAATATCTTATGCTCGTATTCCAAAAGTAAATTCTGAAAACTATATTGTAGATTATAAAACAGCATTATCAGAGTTGAAAACACATTATGATGAAAATAGTGGTGATTCTAATTGGGTTAATTATTCTTTGAATGAAATTAAAGAGTTCAAAAATAACTCTAAAAAGACAGTATCTTACATGGTTAAAGAATTTGAGATGAAGAAATCTGCTGACCAGTATGCAAGAGCTTCTACTTCTAAAACTGGTTCTTTGGATATGGGTTCTCTTCACACTTACAAATATAATGAAGACCTATTCAAGAAAATTACTACTCTGCCTGGCGCTACTAATCACGGTATGGTTATGATTCTTGATTGGTCTGGTTCAATGCAAGAGAATATAAAAGGAACGGTTGAGCAGTTATTTCAGTTGGTTATGTTCTGTCGCCGTACTAAGATTCCTTTTGAAGTATTTGCTTTTACTAATGGTTACTATCGAAAAAGTTATGATGATGATGGTAGGTTAATTAAAGATGATTTTAATGATACATTAAAAAAAACAAAGTATGGTGAAATAGTTATTAACCATACTACTAACCTCTTAAATTTCTTTTCTAGTAAAATGACTTTAGCTGAAGAAGAAAAAATGATGCACTATGTTTGGATGATGGCAAAACGGTTTTCTTGCTCTTATGAAGATTGGAGCATTACAGGTATGCCAATTACTTATCCCCGCCGATATGTTTTATCTCAGACTCCTTTAAATGATTCTATTATTATTATGATGGATTTTCTTTCAAAGTATAAAAAATCAACCCGTGTGCAAAAATTAAATACAATTTTCTTAACTGATGGTGCTAGTAATTCAGTACTAGGTGTGAAATCTGAAAATCGCTTTGGTGACGATAATATTGAACCTATTTATGGTGAAACTGTTATGGTTGATACAGTTACTAATAAGAAATATAAAATTAATAACTTCACAGAAACTCTAATTACAATTTGCAAAGATCGTATTAGTGATATGAATATGATTGGATTTTTCCTTGCTGGCCGTGGCCGTCATGGTTCTATTAAAGAAAATGCTTGGTTCCATATACTAAATGGTTCTAAAATTACTATCGCCCAAGCAAAAGCAACAATGAAAAAAGAAAAGGTTGTTGCTATTGAATCTAAAGGTTATGACCAGTATTTTATTCTTCCCGGCGGTAATGGACTCACTATCGATAATGAGGGTCTTGATGATGAATTAGTTGGTGCTTCTAAGTCAAAACTAAAGTCTGCTTTTGCAAAGTCAAATAAAAACCGTATTCAAAGTCGGGTGCTTTTAAATAAATTTGTGAAGTTGGTGGCATAGTGGTAAATATGTCACACTACAATAAATCGACTAAATTATGCCGATTATTGTTGCCAAAGTAGATTTTATGTGTTACTATGTATATATGATGAGAAATAAGAGATTATGAAAACTGTGATGAAAGATATTGATATGAATATAAAACTAACTCCCCGCAAAAAGTTGTTTGTTGAAACTGCTGCCGAAATGTTTGGTAATGGTTCAACAATTACCAAAGATAATGCTCGGGTTGCTGCTGAGAAAGCAAAGGTTCCATTTCCTACTTGGTTTCGGAAAGCTTGCAATGTTGGGTATAACCAGTTTAAATTGCCTGAACTTGATATTCCGGCGTTTATGGATATTGCCCTGCCTTCTGTTAACGAACCAGAAATGGTTATGAACTTGATTGCATCTAATATGGATAAACAGAATCTTATTCCTGCTCCATTTGAAGGATTCGTTCCTTGGGGTAATTATGCAAATCTTAAAAAGATTATCAAGTCTGGTATGTTCTATCCTGTGTTTATTACAGGCCTCTCAGGTAATGGTAAGACTCTTATGGTTGAGCAGTTACACGCTGAACTTGGTAAAGAGTTGATCCGACTCAATGTTACGATTGAAACTGATGAAGATGATTTGCTTGGTGGATTTCGTTTGGTAAATGGTGAAACCAAGTTTGTGCCTGGCCCTGTGATCGAAGCAATGGAACGTGGTTGCACGTTGTTGCTTGATGAGTGTGATCTAGGTTCTAACAAGTTACTTGCATTACAACCTGTCCTTGAGGGTAAAGGCGTGTTCCTCAAAAAAGTAAACAAGTGGATTACTGCAAAACCTGGCTTCAATGTGATGGCAACTGCTAACACCAAAGGTAAAGGTTCGGAAGATGGCCGCTTTATCGGAACCAACATTCTGAACGAGGCGTTTCTTGAACGCTTTGCAATCACGATTGAACAACCATATCCTACTGCTGCGATTGAAAAGAAAATCGTCATGGGTTCTATGAAAAAATATGGTGAAGTTGATGAAGAGTTTGCAACTAACCTTGTAACGTGGGCTGAAGTTATTCGTAAGACTTTCTATGATGGCGGTGTTGATGAAATTATCTCTACTCGCCGTCTAGATCACATTGTGAAGGCATTCACTATCTTCAAGGACAAGATGACCGCCATTGAAATGTGTGTCGCTCGGTTTGATGATGATACGAAAGAGTCTTTCATGGACCTCTACACCAAGGTTGATGCTGGTGTTGAAATTGATGGTGGAGAAGAAGCTTATTCAGAAGACGCTGTTCCGACTGATGATGACTAAAAAAATGTATATGGGATTGAAATAAATATGACAAAAAAATATCTTCCAGATAATTTAGACGAATGGGATATCTGTGAACCTAATGGTGAATATGATATGCGTGATGATATCTTTGATTATAAAAACCAAAAAGAATTTGATGATCTAGGTTATGATCAAAGACGTAATAACATTATGAACCATTTCTTTCAAGAAGGCGTAACTAAGGTAAGAAGTTTTACTGAGTACAGAACACATACTGGTAGAACACTAGCAAAACGCTTAAATGATGAACAACCAGAACTTATAATAGATGCAGGTTGCGGTTTTAACTATTTTGGAACAAATGTAAAAAACTGTATTGGTATTGATTTCGTAGACTACAAACCAACCCATGATCTAAGGGGCCCTGATATAATTATGGATGTCACAAAAGCAAATACCGTATTTGCACCTAATTGTGCTGATTATATTATCTGTGTTGGGCCTTTTAATTTTGGACCAGAATCACATTTACTGCCACTACTCGAATCGTTTAAATATCTTCTAAAACCTACAGGAAGAATTGTAGGTCATTTACGTCCTGGCCAGATTGATGATCCAATAAAAAGTTTATATAGAGGATATTACCATATGCCTTGGACACTTGATCTTGCTGGCGAATTATTTACAGAAAATGGATTTAATATTGAGTGGATAGGCGAAGAAGCCACCGATTTAACTTGGTTGCCTGATACAAGACTTCAAGAACATTTAGCAGCATGGGAACAAGTGAATGTTAGCGTTTCAGGCCCGCCATCTAGTGCTGCTATCGACAAAAACCTCAATACAAAAACACTTGAGAGACACGATATTATAGCAAATATAAAAAATGAAATACATCGTAGACATCAAGACCCACTTTACGATTCAAATAGACCTAATTACATAAGAAGCAGAATTGCCATTGAATTGACTCTGAAGAAAAAAAAGAATTAGAAGTTGCATTTTAAGGTAGTGAAAGTTTTATATATAATACACAAGGCAATTCGTAAGCCCTTGGAAGAGAGTTTGTGGATTGGTTCTCTTAAAAAACCAATCCAATTAACTGAGTCGCCTTATGGGACTCAAATATATCTTGCTTAGTAAAAGGAGAAATAAAATGGTTACAAGCAAAGCACTAAGTCTATTTGACAACTTCAATCAATTTACACCCTATGCAGTTGGGTATGATCGAATTTTCGATCAGCTACAACGGTATGCTGTAAATAATGTAACGTCAACAGGTTTTCCACCGTATAATATCCAAAAAGGGGGTGACACTATCTATACAATTGAAATGGCTCTTGCCGGGTTCGGTAAAGAGGACATTACAGTGGAATTAACAGAAAACACTTTGTCAGTAAAGTCAGACAAGAAAGAAGAAGCCGAAGATGAACATACTTATCATCGTGGGATTTCTTATCGAAAGTTTGACCGTAAGTTTACACTAGCTGATGATATTGTTGTCAATGGTGCTTCTCTTGAAAATGGTATGCTTACTATTGAACTTGAGCAAATCATTCCAGAGGAAAAGAAACCTCGTAAAATTGAGGTAAAATAAAATGGGAAGGGGGGTTGACAAAACCTCCCTTTTCCTGTATTATTAATAATTATGAGGAGTATTAAATGGTAAGCAAATTAGTTCAAAAAGATATAAGTCTGGCTGATTTTGGTATTGAAGCTTTGACCGATAACGGCAGGGTTGAAGTTTCACCAAATAAAAAAGGTGCGCTATCTGCTGACACTTACAATAAAATGATTGATCCAGACAACAAGGAGTTTGAAATGGCAGAGACAGATGCTGCAGAAATTACAGAAGCAGAAAAAGAAAAAGATTACGAGATTTTCGTAACTGAAGATGGTGTGAAAAAAGTTCGCACATCTGGTGGTAATACCTATCCAGAAGGAACGCCAGAATATACAGAGGTTACAGGTGAATCTGCATTTGGATTGCAGATTGCTATGCGTCCTATTTTAAATTTTAATATTCTTAGAGTTGAGTTTCCACAAGATATTATTAATGAACTAAATGAACATATTGATTCAGAGATTATTCCTAAAAGTGCAAGTTATGCTGATGGCCTAGTTGGTCAACTGAAAGAGGATGAACGTTCTGCTCAACTAAATTTCCCGTTAGATAGTGATGTTGGCAAACAACTAGAAACTGTCTTCAATCAGATAGGTACTACTTATCTTAAAAAGGGATATGATCGTGATGCTGAAGCTGAAGTTTCTCAGTGTTGGACTAACCATGCATATGCTGGTGACTACAATCCGTTTCATGACCACGGTGTTAAGACTGTTGCTGGTCTATCGGGTTTCCTATGGTTGAAAGTTCCTCAGTGTATCCAAGATACACCAGACGTTCCTAATATTAAGGGTGCCTCAGGTGCTGTTGATGGGTGGACTCATTTGTGTTGGGGTACTAACACTATGCGTGATCTTATGCAGCTTAGACCACAGACAGAGGATTACATTAAACCTACTGAAGGTGCTATGTTGATTTTCCCACAGTGGTTAAAACATCAAGTGTTGCCGTTCTTTGGTGAGGGTGAAAGACGCTCAATTGCAATGAACTGGAATGTAAATGACTCTGAAGCAGAGAAGAAAAAGTATATGTCAGATCGTGAAGAGAGTTTATATGATGATAAGAAATGATCAGAAAATTCCTGATTACAAATATAACGAAGGTGAAATTCTTTCTGAATTGAAAGAATACATCGACTCCACTTATGATGGACACTATAGCAAGAACAAGTTTCAAGCTACAGAGTTCATCATAGATGGTGGACATGGTGAAGGTTTCTGTATCGGTAACATCATGAAATACGCACAACGATATGGAAAAAAAGATGGTTATAATAAAAGTGACTTGCTAAAAGTCATCCACTATGGTATTATAGCTTTACATAATCACGATATAATGGAGAAACAAGATAATGAAATTAAGTGAAAACACGGTATCTGTATTGAAAAACTTTTCAACAATCAATCAGAACCTTATGATAAAAGAAGGTAGTGTTCTGCAAACGATGTCTACTATGAAGAATATAGTTGCAAGCGCTAAAGTTAGTGAGGTCTTTGAAAAGGAAGTTCCAATTTATAATTTGGATGAATTTCTTGCAGCATTATCGTTGTTTGATAATCCAGAATTAGATTTTAAAGACAAGTTTGTAACTATGGGTAATGAGGGTTCTAGAAAGTCTCTCAAATATTGGTATAGTGCTCCAGAGGTTGTTACAAAAGTATCAAAAGAAATTACCATGCCGCCTTGTGAAGTGAACTTTAATTTTTCCGATAAAGAGTTATCTGATATCACAAAAGCAGCTGCGGTTATAGGTGTTCCTGATATGGTATTGGAGAATGGAAGTCTTAGAGTCACCGACAAGAAAAACGATGAAGCAAATCATTTTTCTATGGAAATTGATTATATAAAAATGGATCATGAAACGACTATGGCTGTAGACCACAAGTTTTGGTTTAAAGTTGAAAATCTTAAAATCATGCCTGGAACTTATGAAGTTTCTGTATCTAAAAATAAGATTAGTAATTTTAAAAATACAAATGTAGATATTGAATACTTTATTGCCCTTGAACCAGAATCATATTATGGTAAATAGGGAGAAATTATATTATGGAAGAATTTTTGTGGGTAGAGAAGTACCGCCCAACTGAAGTCGAATCGTGTGTATTACCTAAAGAGTTAAAGAAGACTCTACTTGAGTTTGTTTCAGTTGGAGAACTTCCAAATGTCACTTTCTCTGGTGGGCCTGGTGTAGGAAAGACCACAGCTGCAAAAGCAATACTTGATGAAATTGGTTCAAGTTATATGATGATTAATGGTTCTGAGGAGTCTGGTATTGACGTTCTTAGAACCAAGATCAGAAACTTTGCTTCTACTGTATCTTTATATGGTGGTCGTAAATATTTGATTCTTGATGAGGCAGATTACCTTAATCCACAATCTACACAGCCTGCTTTGCGTGGGTTTATAGAAGAGTTTAGTTCAAATTGTGGTTTCATTCTAACTTGTAATTATCAGAATCGTATCATCCCTGCACTAATATCCAGATGTCCAACTTATGATTTCTCTATACCAAAAGAAGAGAAACAAGAACTTGCTGGTGAGTTTTTTAAACGTGCTTTGAAAATTCTTACTGATGAAAATATTGATTTTGAACCCAAGGCAGTTGCTGCTCTTGTACAAAAATATTTTCCTGACTGGCGTAGAACTTTAAACGAATTACAAAGATATTCCGTTTCTGGAAATATCGATGCTGGCATATTGGTAAATATAAAGAGTGACAACATAAAGGAGCTTATGGGTCACATGAAAAGAAAGGAGTTCACAGATGTTCGTAAATGGGTTGTCAACAATTTGGATAATGATTCTGTACGCCTGTTTCGTAGTATTTACGATAACTTGTATGATTGTGTGGATGGTTCTACTATCCCCCATGTCGTTGTTATACTGGGCGAGTACCAGTATAAGTCAGCGTTTGTCGCAGATCAAGAAATCAACACCCTCGCTTGTTTAACAGAGATAATGGCAAGGGCAAAATTTAAATGATTGATACAATTTTAGATAAATCTAAAGTGCATGTTTATGACGATGTTATGCCTTCACATGATGCACAATTTGTTAATGATATTATGTCAGATAAAGAATTTTTATGGCAGTATTACCATAAGTCAAATAAAGAACAAGAGGTATATCACTGGCATCGCCCAGCTGGTAATTCAGAACAAGATGTTATAAATAATGGATTTGAGTGGTTAATTCCGATGTGGAATCATTTTATGTATAAAATTAAGTTTAAAGAAAAATATGGTATAGATACTTTTCGTAGAATTTATTTTAATGCACATACATATGGAATTGAACCTAAGCGTCATACTGATGATGGTGATTTCACTATGATATATTATCCATTGTTAGGATGGAGAAAAGATTGGGGTGGCGGGACAAGTATTTGGACTGAACATGATCAAGAAAAGAAAGAGAAACCAAATGATATTGAAAAACACGTTGAATACATAGGAAACAGGTTGATTGTTTTTCCGGCCAAAAGATTGCATCAAGCAATGCCTGTATCAAAGAACGTTTTTAAATTAAGAAGTTGCATTGTATTTAAATGTTTTACCACAGAGGCAAATAGTGACAGACTCGATTACTACAAAAGTTAAATATCTTATTGAAATGGGTTGCGGGGAAGTTCATCATAGTGGTGGAACTTTGATACAACACCTTGTTGCTGTTCATGATATTCTTGTTGCTAATGAATCTCCAAAATATATTTGTGATGCTGGATTATTTCATTCAATCTATGGAACAATGTCATTTGAGCATAAAACCACAGAAGATCGTAATATGATTCGGGAATTGATTGGTTCTAAATCAGAGAGATTGGTGTATGAGTTTTCTATTCTAGATAGACCTAGAACATTTTATATTGGTGAATTGTCAGATGGCCAATTACGAGAAGATTTAACTCTTCTTAATAGTGCAAATCAGGTAGAAATGAATAACCGTACATCTCAAGAAATGGGTTTGGATGAAGCTTATGGTGATTTGTGGAATCGTAATGAAAGTTAAAATTAATGTATGAATTGAAAGACTATCTTAATGCTATAAATAACACCAAAGAACCTCTGATGGATTCTGAGGATGAAACTTGGGAAAAGAAATACCCGCCTTTCGTTGTGAATAAATGTCTTATGCCATTCCAAGATACAATATTTATTGTTAATGAAATGAACCAACTACCAAACATAGATAAAAAGTTACAATTTGATTTTTTCCTAAATAGTCTTAGAGCAAGGAAACGTTATAGTCCTTGGGCGAAGGCGACGAAATTAGAGAATCTAGAGTATGTTAAAGAGTTCTATGGGTATAATAATGAAAAGGCAAAAGCCGCTCTTGATATACTAGATGATGAACAGATTTCCGCTATAAAACAAAGAACAAATAAAGGTGGAAAAAATGGAAGAAGTTAGTTGGACACAGAAGGACATGTTAGAGGTTGTTTTAAAACAGCCCGATGATTTTCTGAAAGTAAGAGAAACACTATCACGAATTGGAGTTGCTTCACGAAAAGAAAAAATACTATATCAATCTTGTCATATACTACATAAACAAGGTAGATATTTTATTGTGCATTTTAAAGAGTTGTTTGCATTGGATGGAAAAGATACTAACTTATCAGAGAATGATGTTGCAAGAAGAAATACAATTGCTAACCTTCTATCTGATTGGGGATTAGTAGATATCATGGGCAATGCAGAACCAGTTGCGCCGTTAAGCCAGATTAAGGTTATATCATTCAAAGAAAAATCTGAGTGGTCACTAGAAACTAAATATAATATTGGTAAGAAACGGGAAGCCTAGTTTGCAAAAGTTCAAGTCATTTATCACTGAGGAAGTTGTACTAGATAAGATAACAGTTCTTATATTAACCAACTCAAAATCAAAAAAACCAGAGATTGTTACTGGTATGTTACTGAAGGCGTGTGCTGAGTTGGGTTTGCCTTGTTATAGGGTAGTTACTACTGAAGCTTGGATTTCTGATAATGATATTGAAAAGGGTACGGTTGCCATCAAAAATTATGATGGTGAAGAAAAGGATATTAAAGTTGATACTGCATCAACTGTAGTGTTTGTGAGAGCTGGTGTTCTACAAGATGAGATTGGCCTTGCATTACTAGGTACACTGCAAAACTCTGGTTGCATGATGATCAATGATCGTGATGGTATGTTGACATGTGATAATAAAATGTCATCCTATACATCGTTTGAACGAAACAATATTCAGACTCCTCGTACATCATTAGTCAATAATGAAAAGAGTATCATTGATGCTCATGAACGTATCGGTGGTAAGTTTCCTGTCATTATCAAAACTTTGACAGGAACACAAGGTATCGGTGTTTCTAAGGTTGACAGTATGGAATCCATGATGAGTGTTATTCAGTCATTGTGGAAATTCAATGCGCCCCTGATCATTCAAGAATTTTTAAAAATAGAGTTTGACGTTAGAACTATAGTTCTTAATGGTCGTATCGTTGCATCAACTAAAAGAATTAAACCAAAAAAAGATTTTCGTTCCAATCGTCATATGGGCGCAGAGACAGAACCATATACTTTGAGTGATGAAGAAAAATCTGAAGTTCTTGCAGCTGCAAGGGCAACTGGTGCATATATGGTTGGTGTTGACCATGCGCTTGTAAAAAATGAGATTTATGTATTAGAATGTAATGGTTCGCCTGGTATGGGATCAGAGTTTCAAAACTACGATATGACTACGGTTCCACAAGAACCTACAAAAGAAAAAGATATTGTGAGATTGATGATTGAGTATTTGCAAAATTCTAAACACAGAAGGTATGCATTTAATCAAGAATCAGGTTATCATGAAACAATAGAAATTGAAGGATATGGACCAATACGAGCCAAGCTTGATACTGGAAACGGCACTAAGGCATCAATGTTTGTTGTTGATAAGATGGATATTGATGGTAAGACTGTTAAGTGGGAAAAAGATGGGAAGAAATTTACTAGTAAAGTGCGGGGTGTTTCAAAACCAACTCATATTGGTAAGATTGCTGAGCGTCCCATAGTACATCTTAAAATTAAATTTAATAATATGATTTATATGGATGTTCCTATTGGACTTCAAACAGAAGATGCTGCAAGTACATTTCTTATCAATAGAGATTTGTTGACAAGATTTAAAGTTACTGTAAATCCAAATAGAAAATTCGTCTTATCTAATTGGTCAAAAAGAAGTGATAAAACGGATTTTGTAGAATAAAGAACTTGACAAATAACTATGGATATAGTATACTCTAAGAATGGATTTTTATACAAACGTAATACAATGGGGTAATCAACTTCTCGTTAGAGGAGTTGAGAATGGCCAACGTGTCAATAAGAAGGTTCGTTATCAACCAACTCTTTTTGATTTAGTTTCACAACCAACAGGATATACAACTCTAGACGGTAAGCACGTTAAACCAAATAAATTTGACTCTATATCAGAGGCAAAGGATTGGTATAATCTTCACAAAAAACAAGGTCTTGTGTTTGGTAACACTCAGTATAATTATTGCTGGATTGGTGATAATTTCCGTGATGATGTTCCTTGGGATAAAGACCAAATTTGTATTGTAACTATTGATATTGAGGTGGAGTGTGAGAATGGTTTCCCAAATCCAAAGGATGCGGCTGAACCTATGTTGTCAATCACTCTAAAGAACCACCAGAACAAGAAGATTATTGTTTGGGGCCTTCATGAGTTCCAAAACCATCGTGATGATGTGGACTATAGAATATGCAAAGATGAAGCAGACTTACTATTTAAATTCTTAGACACTTGGTCTATGATTCAACCAGATGTTATCACTGGATGGAATACAGAGTTTTTTGATATTCCATATCTATGTAATAGAATTACAAAAATTCTTGGTAGTGAGATGGTAAATAAACTATCTCCTTGGGGTAAGGTTCATGAACGTGAAGTTTATCAGATGGGCCGTAAACAACAGGTCTATAATATTTACGGTGTTGCTGCACTAGATTTCTTTGATCTATATCGCAAGTTTACATATACAAACCAAGAACGATACACACTAGACCATATTGCATTTGTAGAGCTAGGTGAACGAAAAGACGGCAATCCATATGAAACTTTCAAAGAATGGTATCAGAAAGACTATCAATCGTTTATCGAATACAACATTCAAGACGTTGAGATTGTAGATAAACTAGAAGATAAGATGCGTCTTATTGAACTGTGCCTGACTATGGCGTATGACGGTAAGGTGAATATGACTGATGTTCTTGGCCAAGTTCGGTATTGGGATGTTGTTATTTATAATCACCTTCGTAAAAAGAAGATAGTAATTCCACAGAAAACAGAACATGAGAAAAGTGAAAAGTTTGAAGGTGCATATGTCAAAGACCCTCAAGTTGGTATGCACAATTGGGTTATGTCGTTTGACTTAAACTCTCTGTATCCTCACCTTATCATGCAGTATAACATCTCGCCAGAAACACTAGTAAACGGTGGATCAAATATGGTTGAAGGAATGGTAGATAAAATTCTTGATGGGAAATTGAAGAACGATACGGAACATTGTATGACACCAAATGGTGCATTTTTCCGTAGAGATATAAAAGGGTTTCTCCCAGAATTGATGGAGAATGTTTATGATGATCGTGTCAAATATAAAAGACTTATGCTTGAAGCTAAACAAGAATATGAAGACACAGGTGAAGCTTCTTTACTTAAAAAGATATCTCGTTACGACAATATCCAGATGGCAAAGAAGATTTCCCTCAACAGTGCGTATGGTGCTATTGGGAATAATTGGTTCCGCTATTTCGATTTGTTGGTTGCTACTGCAATTACAACATCTGGCCAATTATCTATACGATGGATTGAAAAGAGTATTAACATTTATCTCAATAATATTCTTGGAAGTAAAGATGTGGATTATATCATTGCCTCTGATACTGACTCAGTATACATTACTTTTGAGAAATTGGTTAATAAACTCTTTAAAGAGGGGACACCGAATGAAAAAATTGTCAGCTTCTTGGATAAGATCGCAACTGAGAAGTTGGAACCATTTATTGATAAGAGTTATCAGCATCTTGCTAAGGAGATGAACGCATACGAACAGAAGATGAAGATGGATAGGGAAGCAATTGCAGATAAGGGTATCTGGACTGCCAAGAAACGATATATCCTAAACGTCTGGGATATGGAAGGTGTTCGGTTCAAAGAACCACACCTAAAGATTATGGGGATCGAAGCAGTTAAATCAAGTACTCCAGCACCATGCAGAGAGAAGATTAAACAGGCTCTGAAGATTATTATGATTGGTGATGAAAAACTGCTAAACAAGTTTATACAAGAATTTAGAGAAGAGTTTATGAATTTACCGCCAGAAGATATTGCTTATCCCAGAAGTTGTAATGGTGTGCAAAAGTTTCGTGGTGAATCTCAACTGTTTGCAAAGGGCGCTCCCATTCATGTCAAGGGAGCAATTCTATATAATCATTTGGTTAGTAAAAATAAATTGGAAAACAAATACCAATTGATACAGGAAGGCGATAAAATCCGATTCCTTCACTTGCGTCAACCAAATTCATTCCAATCTTCTTCATTTTCTTTTATGACAAAAGTACCAAAGGAACTTGACATTATTGGTAAAATAGACTATGATATGCAATATGAGAAGTCGTTCCTTGAACCACTTCGTGTGATAACTGATAAGTTGCAGTGGATGCTGAAAAACGATGAAGTAGGAAGTTTAGAGGATTTTTTTGGATGATATTAAATAAACAAGATGCACTTTATGCAGCGAATGTATTTGTAGATTACTTTTCTAGCTTTGGTAGGATTGATGATTATCTTCGCAAGGTAAAACTTGAGAGGATGTCCAATTATCCTACGTCCCTGCCTGGTATGGGCCCGCAAGATGATATGTTCAGTGATTTTACCATGCATCCAAACGATATGGAGTTTGAGTGCCGTGAAGTAACAAATGAGACATTTGTGAACTATCTGGAGATTGTAACTTCTCATGCGGTAGAGGTATCAGTGCCAGGCAAAGCAATTAAGTGGGTTGTGTATGAAAAAAACACTGGCCAGATTGCTGGTTTTATTCGCCTTGGTTCACCAACTATCAACTCAAAACCTCGTAATATGTTTCTGGGTAAACCACTGGATACAATGAGTAAAGAAGTAATGAAACGTTTCAATGACTCTACTATTATGGGTTTTATTATAGTACCAACACAACCATTTGGATTTAACTATCTTGGTGGTAAGCTTCTGGCTGCAATCTGTTGTTCTCATCTCACCAAGGATACATTGGACAAGAAATATGGTGGCCCATTCTGTATGTTTGAAACCACATCTCTCTATGGTTCTACCAAATCATCTTCACAGTATGATGGTATGAAACCATTTTTACGTCATAAAGGTGAAACTGTATCTGACTTTGCCCCACTGATTAACGATGATAATTTTCATCGTTTAAAAGATTGGTTTGAATCAAAGAACGGTGAACCATTAATTGACCCACAAGCTTCTAGTCGTAAATTAAAGACACAAACAAAGATGATAAGTATCATTAAAGCATCTCTCAAGGGTGTAGACGATGATGCATATAATAAGTTTGTACAAACCTATCTTGATGCAAAAGGACTAACTGAACAGAAACGTGCGTATATGTCAGATTATGGTTTTGATAATGTGAAAGAATATATGAACATGGAAACGAATGAACTACGCAAGAAGGATAACTATGATCGTTATAGCTTTGATGGTGTAGTAGATTGGTGGAGAAAGAAAGCTGTTAATCGTTTTGAAAATCTCAAGAGTGATGGCCGCCTCCGTACTCAACTTGAAACATGGAACATGAATGCTGATGACATTGATATTATTCGATAAAAAATTGAGAAAGCGCTTGCCATTATAATATTATTGTGTTATTATAATACATAATGAGCGGATGTAGTATAAAAGTATTACGATTAGTTTCCAACTAATAAAAGGTGGTGCATTACCATCCGTCCGCTCCACCCTTGGTTTGAACTTTCACTTATGTGTTCGTTCTTTCCATTAACAATTGTCTATAGACAAAGGAGAATACCATGTTAATTAAATTACAAAACTATTTGGATGATTACAACTTGGATAATGTTCCAGTGCCAGATTGGACGCACTTGGATGTATTATCAAAAGAAACCATTTGTTTATCGTGGGATGAAATCTATATCGACCATGACTCAAACGATTCTAAAGTAGAACCCCACACCGCAGAAGAAATCGAGAACTTGCGCCTCTCATTCGCAGAGGGAGTATCCCCTGCTGAGTTCCCCCCTGCCGTGATATATCGTGGTAAGGAGTTTGCAAAACCCTTTAAACTGGTATACGGTTTTGGTCGTTCAGAGGCCTTGCGTGGACTACAGACAAAGGGATATGTATTTACTCTATTAGAGGGTAGTGAAGACGGTATCGAAGATGTGCAAGCATCCGAGAACGAAGGACTTCCTAAACGACTCAATGCAGAAGTGGATATGCGAAAGTTCCTTATTGGTAAGGTCACCACAGGTAAGATTGCAAAGACAGAATCAACGATTCGTGCAAAGTTTCGTAAGGTCTATCCTAATCGTAAGAAAGAGGTAGAGAATCGTGTGGTTCCACAAGTGTTGAACGAACTTGGTGTTCCTCAACCCTATATCCTCTACACCTCATCTGCAAAGGTTCAAGATTGGTTATCTAACAACAGTCGAGAAAACTATTGCACAAACGGTGACTTTGATAAGTCTCGTGACATGTATGGTGTGCAGATGAAAGAAGGTTATCAATATCGTGCAGTCTTGAATGCGATTAATAAGTATGTGGAGACAGGTAAAAAGACTTATGTAATTTACCATTGTGGTGCTCCTAGTAAGACTGCGACTCTGATTCAGAAACGCAAGAAGGTTGTAGGACAATTTGAAGAGATGCGAAAGAACCTTG